TGGCACTTGTTCATCTGCCTTCACCTCGCTTTCACGCTTCTTTGCGTCCTCATATGCCCGTAGGAGTTTGTTTTCTATGGACTGTATCACATAGATTTTGGCATCATACGGAAGAGGGGTATCATTTAGGATTGCTATGAGTTTTTCTTCGAGTTCAAACATATTAAGCCTCCACTAATACATAATCATCATTGCCAATAGTACTGTGCTTTACCCATTTACAAGTCTTTCCTTTAATTACAACGGTGTTAGAAGAAGTGCCTATGTCCGTATTTCCTCTGAAAACAATATCATTCGTATAGTTACTAGAATCAATAATTATCTTTGAACCGCTGTGACCTTCAAGCAAAATACCGCCGCCGCTACTATTTACATCAATATAGTTATCATTTGTGGTTAATGCCGCATATATGCGCTCACATCTGTATATGTTGGTAGATGTTCCATCATAATTGATATGTACATCCACACCATTTATGGCAACATTTGCAAATGTAGATGAGCCTGCGCCCGAATTGTAACCGCTTATATTCAACCACTTTTGACCACCCGAACCCGTTGTAACTGAAATACCACCATGAAATAAACTCAATCCTGCGCCGTTAATCATTTCAATCTCACCGCCGCTCATATTGATATTTCCGCTCAATGTGATACTATTGCTAGTTATGTTTCCACCGCTTATTGTAGTGGTGCTTGTACCACCCGAATTAGTGCTAACTATGGTCGAACCCGATATTGAACCGCCTGTTACGGTGATTTTATTCGTGCTTATCTCACCGCCGCTAATGGTGGTTGTATATCCACCGCTTGTACTTGTTATGGTAGTACCTGATATCGTACCGCCACTTATCGTAGCTCCTGTCACATCACCCTTGAACGTGGCGTTGCCGTTTGCGTCTAATTCAAAATTCGTAGTATCTATAACCAGTGTTCCGTCACTACCAAACGCTATCTGATTGGCTGTAATAGTGATATAACTGCTCATTTGTGTGTTTAAATCTCCCACAACCCCTGTCTTTGTAACATAGGCGTTTATGGTATCGGAAGTCTGATTTATCTTACTGACTATCTCTGAACCGTTGTAGTCCGTTGTGGAAACCTTTGACGCTATTTCAGTAGCAGTTATCTGCGCATACGAACCAGTTACCGTACCGTCTAGCTCTGTAGCATCAGCCTTTAAGCCTATCGCTTGTGCAGTTTGATAAGCGTATGTTCCTTGAACCGTACCGTCTAACTGTACGGCGTCAGCCTTACTGCTTATCTGTGTTGCGGTCTGTTCTGTATATGTGGTAAATGTAGAATTATCAACCTTTTGCGTAAGCTCTGCCGAAATACCATCAATATCAGCTTTGAGCGTTAATGTTCTGCCTGATAATTGTTTATACTGGCTTTGTACGGTATTTAATTGTTGATTGTAATACTGCTCTCCCTGTGCTGTGTAGGTATCTCTTAAAGACTGCACTCCAGTTAGTTTTCTTTCAAGAACATACGTGGTAACTCCACGATAAGTGGTTTTTATTCTTAATCCGTCGCCAACTTCCCGCAAGGGATTTCCAAGAGCATTAATAACGCATGGTCTATAATACCTTACAGCTATTTTAGGCAATATGTTATTTGCCACGGAAGTCAATGCGGTAGCATCATAGCCATATACCAAAAAATTATTGGTTATAACATACTTGTTACTGCTCGTGCCTACTGTAACTCCCACATCTTGGTCATCAGTTCTTATGGTCAATCCAGTTATTGATTCTACAAGATAATCCTCAAACTGGATATTGATGTAGTATGATTTGTCTATAATATCAACTGTATGATTCGCATCCTGTGGGTATAAATCATTTGCAGGATACAGCGTATCACTAGGAAATAGACCAGAGTCCAAATCTCTTGATAATTCAACAAATCTAAACTTGCCTTCATTTGTGATGGTACCAAAAACACCGTTTATCTCGCATATTGCCCGTAATACATCGGCTCCGCTCAAGGTCTCTGGTTCAATAGTGCGCCTGATTGTAATTAAATCATTTGCTAAAACTGTTGATTCTACGGTGACTCCAAAATAATTTAGAAATGAATTTCTAAATTGCTGAAGAGTCATAGAACTGGACGAATTGGGTAATACAGAATTATACCAAGCTGTTACATCTGCATTATTGATATCCCACATTTTATCATAGGCAGTCACTTCTCGTTTGGTTCTATCGCTATTTAATTTGTCCTCATGTACCTTGAAAACTCCAAGCTGAACCATTAAAGATGCATCCTGATTGGGAATTATATAGGTATTTAATGTTTTTCCCTTTGTGCTGGGTATATTATCATACATCGTGAATTTGATATTACCAGATTCACAACGACCAAATTGTAATTGACTACCGGAACATAATGCATGGTCTAATTCAAATGCTTCCAAATCAATTAAATCATCAGTTATAGTAACACTTGCACCGTTAACAGAATAATGAGTACCTGATACAGTTACCGTTCCATCAGTTATCAGCAATTCATGTAAAATGCTATCTTGTTGCCATATATCTGAATTATACGGAATCATTCACTCACCTCCTTAATTCGGCTTTTTACCATAACCAATAAATTCCATAGCTACGGGTTCATATTTAATTACATTGCCTTGTATGATATTTATTGTCGGGTCTATGTCTGGAACATAAAAATCTTGTGTCATATAATCATCTAACTCTGATATATACACGGTAGCAGTAACACGTTTTTCAAGTGCATTTGTATATCTATTTTGAATATTAGTCCACATCTCGCCAATCTCTGTATTAGTCAGTGGTCTAGTTTGAAAAACGGCATGAGGTACTTTTAACACAGCTTTTCTGTGTAAAACTCCATACGCATCTCTATAACCTTCAGTATCGAGCGTGGAAAACACTCCGTGATAAGATTTTTCTTGCATGAGAGTAAGAGGTATCGTATAATCTGTGGTACCATGCACTTTGATAAAATATCCTTGATACGCCATTTCCGACACCTCTCTTTCTCATTTATTATAACTTAATTTAATTAAAATGTAAACTATAATCTTATGCAAACGCACTTACTCCAGTCTTTTGATTATATCTTACAGACTCTTTCTGAACTACCTTGAAGATTCCATTCGGGTCACCTTCAACTTGGAATGTTACATTTACATTCTGTTCGGCCATAGCTTCTTTCAATGCTTGCTTTATTGTGGACAGAGGTGATACAACTTCAGTTTCTTTATTGTTGTCACCGAGTACAGCTAAATGGGCTGACATTGATGGCGGAATAACTTGACCACTTGCATAACCAGGGGCATCGAATTTTTGACCACCACCATGAGAACCTTCACTAGTATTTACATCTACATGGAATAATCTATTAAACCACTCAGCAACGTTTTTCAACTTCTCTTCCAATTCAGTAAAATCAAACCAGTTCAACGGGTTAATCATATCTTTAAACTGTTCCGCAAATACGGCTCGAATGATGCTCTTTTTTATTTTCTTTAAATACTTTTCCCATGCAGATTTCTCATTTAAGAAGTCAACAATAACTTGTAAAATATCCTCAAATGCACCAGACTCTTTTAGTTTTGTCCAAACTTCATCAAGCCCCATTCGCAATTCTTTAGATATCTTTCTAGCTTTTAAACTAATTGATTTCCAATCAATCTGAGATAAGAAAGTAATTAACTTATTGCCGATTCTAGTCCAATTGATTTCTCTAACTGCCTCTAATAACGTATCTAACAAACCTTTGGCAATTTTATTCACTGCTTTACCAGCCAGCTTCCAATCAAATTCTTTAACAAATGTGTTAATTGCTCTGGCAATAGCTCTACCCCATTTTTGCCAGTCAACTTCTTGTGCAAATGTATATAAACCATTAAATAGTGCAGTTAAAGCATTTGCTAGTGTGGAAGCTACAAGTTCAAGATTTTCAGGAGTAAATAATCCGTTTAAGAATTTTGCTAACTCTGTTGCAATATCATTAATAGCGGACTGGATATCATCCCAATTCAAATCTCCCAAGAATCCAGTTATAAGGTCAGTAACAGCCTGAGCTAAAGTATCTCCACCAATAGATGATATAAGATTAGCAAAGAAGGTCAAAGCTTTTTCAAACATATTCTTTAACGTAGTTCCAATAGCTTCAAAATCAATCGTTTTAATAGCACGTTTAATAAAACGACCCATCTTTTTACCAAGTTTGTCCCACTTTATACCATCTTGCTTGTTAAACAACTTGTCAAAGAATGATTGGATATTATTAACGATTAAACCTAATGCCTTACCAGCTTCATCCCAATCTACTCTCAATGCTTTATTTAAAAACTTTGAAAAGGCTGTACCAATCTTAGAACCAAGATTTTCACCTTCAGAATCATTCTTGAAAAGTTTTACCAGCATCCTAATAAGTTTATTAAACAAATTGCTAAATGTTTCCCCTAAATCACCCCATTTAACAGTTTTTACTAAACTTGTCAGTGTATCACTAATTCGTTGAGCTAAATTAGATTCATTCAAATTGCCAATGAATGTATCAATACTAGTATTAATCGTATTGATGAGGTTACCAAAGAAAGAGCCCAAATCAATTCCAACTTCAGGATTGCTCATGAACCCATTAATGAAATTTGATACTGCCAGACTCGCATTTTTAGCACCTTCCGTAATATCATTCCACGGTATAGACTTCAAGAAATTAGTAACAGTTTGTGCAGTATCTTTACCGGCTTTTTCTAAACTATTAAACCAGCCAACAATGGATTGTGCTTGTAGGTCAATTTCTTCCATATCGACCATCTCAAATCCAACTGACTCATCTTCTTTTTGGCTAATGACATTCAACTTATCAAATGCGGCAAGCTGATTATTTGTGTCCTCTAAACTTTTAGCATAATCTTTCTGCCTACGAATAGCTTTTTGAAAACTTGAAGCACCAGTTAATTTTGCAATAAACATACCTATAGCAGTAGTAGCTTCGGCAAGTTTATCTATAATGCTAGTTAAAATAGGTTCAACCTGTTTAAGTATAGGTACAAAAGCCGAGGTTATAGATGCTTTTAAGTATGCTAAAGAAGAGGTTATATTTGATAATGATGTGTTAACCTCATTATTACCATGATTCCATTTTGCAAGCAAATCAAGATTTTCTCTTACAATTCCAGTTAGTGATTTTACAGATGCAATTAAAGTTTTAACTCCGGATATAATACCCTTTAAAAACACTTGACTGAAAATTAACTTGATTCCTTTTAATAAAGTACCGAAGATAAGTTTATTTATCTTCATAAGACCAGTTGTAATCTGATATAAAAACTTAGGTACAGCTTTTACTAGATATTTAAAACTGGATTTAAGCCCTTCCGCAATCTTATCTATTAGCTCCTTAATCTGCTCATATGCTTCTTTAAGTTTTTTTACTAGAAATACAATACCAGCAATAAGCGCACCAATAGCAACTAGAATTGGATTTTTAATGATAGTTACAATTAATTTTCCAAATGCCTTAGTGACATAACCGATAGCATTTACAAGGTCTTTTGCGGTTAGTTTAGTAAGTTTATTAACACCACGAGTTAACATAGAAACAGCCATGATGCCTCTAGAACTTAATCCTGGTATAAGTCTAGTGATTCCGCGCAATGAGCTGGAAAGTGCTGTTATGCTTTGATTAGCATTCTTAAACTCATCAGGCATATCAGAATCTTTTTTCTTATCCAATAACTCATCATAGTGGATTATTGCTTGTTTTAATTTATCATTTATCTGGTCTTGTTTTAAAAGTTGAGAATCTAATTGAGCGTTTAATTGCTCTTCATCCTCTTCAATAATTTTTAGTTGACTAGACGGATGCGATAATTTATCATCCATCATACTTACACCAATATTTTTGGCGTGTTTAACAAGTTCTTGTTGATGCTTTTGTATTTGGGCATATTTTTCAGACATCTCTTCATAAAATTCTTTAATTTCATTCATAGAGAGTTCATAGCCTTCAAACATACCACTTTCCCACAAAATCGGTTTATCTCTAAGATATGCTATAGTTTCATCATATATGTATTGATAATCTTTGAGTTTTTCCTCGTTACCCTCGGGATGTGCTCTCCAATACTCTAATGATGCCTTTAGGTCATCCAAACTGCCCACTACCCCATCAATTTCTATTTCAAATTGTTTGCCTATTTGATTTGTAAAACCTGCCTCGGCTTCTTCCATATTTCTTTTAACTTTTGCAACTGCATTGCTCCATTCTTTAACATCCTCTTGTGATTTTTTCAAATCCAGAATAGTATTTCTACGGTCACTTAATGCATCAAGCTCTTTATGTGTATCTTCAATACTTTTTTGCAGGTCAATAGATTGCTGACGAGTTCTTTTTAACTGTATCTCGGCATTAGTTAAAGTTGATGATTTTTGTCCTTTATTTGATTCAAGTGCATTTTGTATTTCTTTTTGTAATTCTTTAGCTGATTTTTCTGCATCCTTTATATTTAAATCAACTCCAAGTTCAATTTCATGGTCCATTTACTCACCCCACAATCCTTTAACATAATCGTCGGCTTCTTTTTGCTCTGAGGTTCTTAAATCTATATTAAAGTATTCAGGATTATCCTGTCTAAACTTTTTTTCATGTTTTTCAAGCTTTTCATTTTTAGCAATTTTATATCTAATCGAAACGACTGTGGATAAAAGGCATTCTCCAATCGAGATATAGTAACCCAAAAATGTCCACCAGTGAAGATAATCTAACGCACGTATTTCCTGCTTTGCGACATTATTTATAGCAGAACAAATCAAATTGGAATCTTTATTCCAATCTATAAGTTTATAATTGTGCGTATTACTTTGAACATCTGAATCACCGCCATTAAAAAATGTCATCATAGAATTTTCTAATTCAGTTAAATAATCTTTATATTCAAAAATATCTTCAAGACTATTTAAGTCCTCATAGAAAATTATTAAAGCTGAATACATTCTTTCTACAGGTGTTAATTCAGTGTCGTTTAACGCTTCAAAGCAATCAAGCACCATCCGGAAATCACCCTTGTTACGGATGGCGAATGATGCTTGATTTACTTCCACGGAGGTTTGTAAACTATACATGGATTATTTCTTCTTTCCCTTTGCGGGTACGGTATATTTATCAGTATGCTTTTTAAGTCTGGCATCGAGCTTCTTATACTCAGCATTAATATTGTCGGCATACAGTTTGGTCAGCCCGTCAATGATTGTCTCATATCTGAACTTACCATCCTTCGGGTCGTACATAGTGCCATAACGAGCACATACCGCGGATACCGGTGAATCAAAAATATAATCTACGCATTCCCTCATTCTGGCATCTGCCTGTTTCAGAATTTCAGAAAGGTTTTCATCATCGTTGGAAAGACTTGCAATATCCTGCATCTCCTTTTCCAACTTCTCCATGCCCTTTTCAAGTCTGTCCTTAATGCCGAGGTCAGAAAGATTCAGTTCAATAACTGCTGAATTATCTCCGTTAATACGAAATCTTGTCCGGGTAACTCCGTCAAGATTTATATCCACTACATTATCGTCCAACTCTTTCTGAGAAGGGGTCTTTTTATCGGTCAATGCCATAACAACCTCCCATTAAATAGTTACATCAGCACTAAACTGGAAATCAGCCGCAATCTTATCAACAGTACCAGTGGTAATCTTGTTACTAAAGTGGACGGTGATAGGGAAGTTCACATTAGCATCACCACCAATGCTATCATAAGTGATAGAACAATCCGTATGCTTCTCGCACTCATACTGCCCGGAAGTACCAACGAATGCCGTAATAACGTAGATGGTAAACTGCTGAAGTTCTGAAAGTGCATTTCTGCGCCTAATATCGTTCAAGAAAGCGCCAAGTCTGGAACCACCCAAGATAAGGAACGGGTCAAAACTCTGTGAAGGCTGGGTCTTGTTCACATCGGTATAGTTATTGCCAAGAATGTCGGTACTTTCCTGAATATCGGGATTGTACTCAATTGCGCTGTCCTCAGTTCTTACGCCAAGCAATTCACGCACTTCTTCAATTCCAGTGGTACTACCGTCAAGAGTAGGCTCTTCCCACTCTGCTACGGTGATAAGTAATTTACGTTCCGCTCTCTGGCCTTGATTTAAGTTAATCTGCTTAATCGTAGTTGTTGCCGCCATTTTATATCCTCCTTTAATTCCAAATTGATTTTGATTTATCTATATAGTCTATCTGAATAGACATACTATACTTAGCTAATGCGGGAGTTATTTGAGTATCTACCCCATTTAAATTAGGGTTAGTTGAAGTAGTATGCATTGAATCAATAAAACAATTTTCACCAAAATCAGGATAATTCCCTAATTCGTCTTGTTCATTTATCCAATCCATTATTCCTTGAACATCAAATAACTCTTCAACATTTTCACTTGTATATCCCACTACTTTTGGCACTGGTTGATACGCAACAGACCGAAAATCTATAATTGTGAATGTATAACGCTTCATAACGCTACCATCAATATATTTTCGATTCATTACCGTATCATTAGCTTGTGTTACAATTTGTTTATTATCATCTTTAGCATTCAAGAAGTTGAAAAATAACGGGCTGTACATTATTGTGGGGCAATCTAACAAAAAATCAATAACAGCTTGGTTTTTATCTACTGCCATCCTGTCTCACCCTTTCCCTTATTATCTCTTCAACCTCTTGTACAAACTCATCTCCACGGTCCCGCATCATGGCCTCATCCCACCGAGCAGATGCTAATGGATGATATTCCAAAGTATGGTTAAAATCATCACCGTAATACTGATATCTAGCATACGGCTGAATATATCTAACACTTTCAGAAGTAACTACCGCAGTTTGAGAAAGCGGTCCTTCTAAAAATGGTACATAGGGGTCACATCGTTTAGCTAAGGTATTATGTATAGCGTACATCATTCTTGAATTACCAATTTCATCTTCCTTGAGTAAATCAAGTTTTTTCATTAATATTTGATTTACCTTAGATTGTAATTCAATAGTTATCTGAGCCACACTATCACTTCCCTCTCACAAAATAATGCTCATTATTTCTGCCCGAACCTGTGTTGTTAGAATACTCAGTTATTTCCATACAAGCTTGATATTCTCGATATTTACCAAGTAAATCTGTAGAACGATGACCTTTGGTATATTCATCAATCTCCTCTGTGCACTCACCTTTTACAATGATATCTCCAGGGGCAAGTGTAAAATAATTTCCCTTTTCATCATTCGGAAGCTCTACCCACACTTGCTTTTCAAGAAATTTATCGTCTTTAGGTATTCTACACGTAATAGATTTTGAATCTAATACCGTACCACCCACATTAACTTCGGCTCCTGACATTTTCCAAAAACAGTCAGTTATAACTTTTCGATACCATCTAACCAAATCAGTTTGAGTATCAGTGAATTTATTATAAACCGTTATAGTAGTTTCCCACCATATCGGAAATCCAGGTTTACTCATTTGGATATACTCCTCTATATAAAAGCAGTTGTCCAGCTTCATTCATAACACCCTGTAAATACTTTTCAATAGCATTCTTACTATCAACTTCAATATCTTCGGCTAAATCTTTAGCACTTAACACATTATAGCTAACAGATACGCCGTCATTGGATTGTGAAGAAATAACGCCATTTGAAGTAGCATCGGGTTGTCCAGAACTAGCCGAAACAATCTTGTTTTTGAATGATGCCATATTCACAAGATATTTCATCAATCGCTTTAACTCATCTGGAAAAGTAGTATCTTTTTTAAGTCTGTTAAAAGTGTGCCAGTTTACAAGTGTTTCAGCCTCAAATTCTAAATCATCAAAGGTGGCTTCATCTAATGTACCGCCCATTGTCTGATATTCCTGATATGTAAGATACACTAAAATCCACCACCTTTCAAAGAATCACTTAGACCGTTTAACTTTACGAGCATTAGCAGTATCAACCGCTTTTGGCTCTTCATCTTTGGCTGACTTTTTCTCTAGCTCTTTGATTCGTGCTTTAAGAATTTTATTCTCAATCACCTGTTGCTCATAAAGATTTTTCCAATCAGTTGAGGTTTCAGACTGCACTATATTGCCAGCATTATCTACTAAAGCATAACCCTTAGCAACATATCTTTCAAGCGCAAGTTTCGGTATAGTCAAAAATGAACCGCCCCGTTTAACCCGTACTGTATTGCTATCAATCAACGACATATAATGCCTCCTTAGGTAGTCTCGGTCGTTTCTGTCGTTTCCGTGGTCTCGGTAGTAGTAGTTGAACCACTATCAGTAATATTGAACTGAATAGCATCCGACTTCTTATTGAGAATAAATACATCCTCAAAGCTCTCCTCGTAGTAGACATACTTGCCTTCGCTGAGTGCATTGGGTGCATCCAGTCTGGAGAAGGTGTAAGAAACAGGAGTAATAACTGCAAGCGGATGTACAAGGAACATATTAATCTGCTTTGCGCTATCATCAACCTTCCAACCAACGGTGAAGTCATAAGCAGTTTTCATAAGAGTTGACGGAACAGGTATAATCTGTACTTGGTCAAGTCTATTTACACGCCTATCAATAGCGTTAGGTCCCTTGGTGATATCCATAGAACGGCTGAGGCCCTGTGCTTCCTTAAGAAGTACATTTACTTCATGCGTTACATACAGAATACGACCATTTGCAGGTACCATAGCGTTATCCATCTTTAACATCAAGTCATCAAAGATGCCAAGAATATTAGAAGTGGTAAGAACCGTAGTATCGGGAGTATGAGAAGCACCAGTACGAGGATTGCTAGTCAACAGCCACTTGTTGAAAATCTCAGAAATGCAGTATGCATCCATTTCAGGAAACTTCTGCTCCTCGTTGAATACCTGTGTGATATTAGCAATAGTGCTAACCATGTTGGTCTGGTCAATGTCCATGGGATGTACAAGAGTGCTCCACTTCCTCTCATGAGAAAGAGTCTTTGCCTCCCATGCATTGTCGTAGTTGCGCTGTGCAAATGCCACGGTATCCCTGTCAGCATCAACACGACCAGTGGTCGAAATGCTAGGAATCTCAATAGTCTTTGCATTTACCCAACGATACCGTCCATTGTTCGGTGTGCTATAAAGAGCGCCGAAATTCAGAACGTACGGCCACATCTGAGAAAGTGCCCTCGAATATTCGGTAGCGTAATTCAGTGCTCCAATTGCGGTAGAACCATTATAGGTACCGGTGGTGCCATTGTTGGCGGGTGCTACATAAGAAGTAGGCATAATTGAATCCTCCTTTAATCATTTGGTAATGGTCTTACAGGTGTAAAATGCATTGCGCTTAAAAATCCACCTGTGGGGTCTGTTGAATGCGTATCCTCTACACCGGGAGTTGAACTCACGAACTGAGGTTTCGCTTCAGGTTCAGTATTGAACGCATTAATATCATCAGGGGTTAATTCTTCCATAAATGCGTCCTGATTATTTTCAGTGTAGACTTTTACAAAATCATCTGCACCTAGTATGGAATCTCCTTCCATCTTTAACTGTTTGGCAATCATAGACTGTATAAAGTCCCTTTTTGCCGCTTGACTTGAAAATGTCTTAGTGCCAGCAAACTCTTTAACCGCAAATTCATATTGCTGTTGTGCAAGCTGTTTCTTATACGCTTTAGAATCCGTATCGTACTTGTTTTGAAGTTCTGCAAACTGAGCAGTTAATTCATTAAGTTTTCCCGTATCAGCGCCAGCCGCTTCAAGTTGCTGTTTAAGTGTTGCTAAATCAGTGTCCCGAGTTGAAATTGTACCGCTCAAAGTAGCAATTTCCTTAGCTTTCGCATCAAGCTCCGCTTCATACTTGTTCTTAGATACATATCCTCCCTCATTGAGGTCAACCAGCTTTGCATTAGCTTGTTTAGCTAATTCCATAAACCGTTCATAAGTCAATGTACCATCTTCCGCTTGGTCAAAAAGTTCCTTTACATCTTTCATAGATTGCCTCCATTCTTTATCTCTGTTTTATTTAACTGTCGATTACAGTTTCGACCGAATGTGCGTTCTTTATATCTCTTTACGCTGGAGTTATATTTTACCTTGAATTTATTATAACAAGATTTAAATTAAAATGCAAGAAAAAATTTAATTTAAACTTATTTTTTTATAACCAGATACAGTCATTTTCTTAATCTTAACTGTTAAACCACACTTATTTGAAAATGCTTTGTACTTTTTAATTTCAGAATTAACTTTTGCTTGTACGCTCTTTGCACCATCTATATCACCAGCTTGCTCTAATATCATTTGGCGTTCTTTTAATCTGCGTATCTTAGTTTCATACTCTCGTTGTTTCTGAGTGCATTCATACATTGTAAGATGTTTTCCATTGGGTAGCGTATATCCTCTATTATTCTTTGCGGCAAATTCTTCTAACTGAGCATCCGTAAAATTAGGCTTATTTACACCTACAATAATTGAGTATGTAAAGTGCCGACAATTTAAAGTGCCAATAGCACGTTCAAATGGTTTATACTTTTTACCGGTCACATCTTCAAACGGTTCTACATTTTGTAATTTTTCATATTCTTCATTGGTAAACTGCCTGCCTTGCACAGGTTCATGGTCTGGAGCAGAAAATTGATGGACAGATATCTCTTTACCATCAGCTCCATACTGCTCACCTGTTATGTCTTGAACTCCTTGATTTATAGCACGAATACCATCCAAAACATTTCTTCTTACTGCGGTATCTAATCTCTGGCTAAAATGTCGACCGCTTTCTGCATTATATTCAACGTGTCTAATACCGCTGTCCACAAGCTGTTTCATTGTTCTACGCATAGCAGTAGAATAATCAATAGTACCTTGCTGGCTCGCTTGCACCGCTTCATCTATAACGGAATAATACGCTTTAGATAACGGAGTAGGAATTAATTTTGACGGGTCTTTTAAATCACGCAACATAAACGCTTGTGCTTTCGACAAATTAACATAGGTATTAACTGTTTGTTTTGCGATAGACGCAACTACAGCCTGAAGTGGTTTATTCTCTTCAAACGGTATATAAGCTTTATGTCGATAATCATAATATGACTTTGCGTCTATATAATTATCTTTCGCCACTTGTTTTATAATACGCTTTATATCCTCTATCTGTAGTCCAGTTATTCTTGAAATTTCTGCATTTATCTTTTTTACATCATCACCAGACTTTAACAGTCTTTCAAGTTTATACACATCTGAGGATTTAAGTGTACCAATTTCATTGACACGCTTGGCAATTAAATTAATTACATACTGATTTAATTTTTCTTGCCGTAAAGCTATTATATCAGCTAAATTTTCAATGGCGTTTTCAGATAACATATATTCACGCTTTCTTTAATGCCTTTCGTGTTTTCACTCCGCAGATACCATCTACAACAAGACCTTTTGCTCTTTGAAATCTCTCTATGCAAAATACAGTACCACTTCCACAATATCCATCAATACCACCATATCGGTCTATGTCAGACTGAAAACCTACTCGGCACAATTCCCATTGTACCCACCTCACATACTGACCAACGTGTGAATACTCTTTAAGACTATACTTTTCAGCGTTTTCTACTGAAGTTACATCCATATTGGGTTCAGTGTACGGATTTTCTCTAGGCTCACCTTCAACTATAATAGCGGTATGACCTTTTGTCTTAGTTACAAGAATATCACCAGTATAAAGTGTCATTTCATCTTGATATTCTATGACGGGTTTAAATAAACCAGTTTCTTGTAAAATCTTAACCTCATTAGCTGTGTAAAAATCTCCGGGGTCTTTTCCTGTGGCTTCTTTCACGCACTGTCTTACTAAGGTTGAACAATCAGAATTGCAATCCTTTTTGGTCTTAGTGCCACATTTAATAATGCCGTAGCGGTCGCTTTGTGAATAACCAATATGTATATTATCACAAGCTTTTTTCATTATCTTGGCAATCTTTGTAGCATAACTAGCTTTTTTAAATCTGAGAATAAACCAGCCTTTTGAGTTCTTATAAAACTCTTTTAAACACACTTCTCCTTTATAATCGGGAGTTGACTTTTGCAATTGGTCACCGGGTTTTCCTCCAGTAGCTTTACCATTTTCATCGTGTATAGCGTGGCCCAAGATAACTGTTCTACTCATCATCTTCCTCCTGCAAACCCTTTTTATAAGAATGTGTACTAACACCAATCAAGGCTCCAAGAAATACAGTTATAGCAGAAATAATACCACAAACAACTTTACTATCAAAATCTAAAACATTTCCAAGCGCAAATATAAGTGTATTCAATGCAGGTAAGAAAATAACCACAATCCATTTTAAAATATCATACCACTTGTCAGGTAACTTCATGCTTCCGTACCTCCTTTTTCTTTACTCATAGGCAATCTTTTTACATCTTCCACTATCTTTTCTGCGGTACCGTTACCACCAAGTTCTTTATACGGCAAGAAAAGATAATCATGGAGATTTTCATACTCATCTTTAGTTATAAAACCCTGTTTTAAATATTTCTCACCAAGTTCACAGATACGGTCATGCGCTAAACCTCGAAGCATTCTTCCTTCTACGCTCACTTTCTTCATGTGAGCTTGCCCAATTGTTGTAATTAATGCCCAAAATCCAGTCGAACCAAATATTGATGCTACAATAGCAATTAGTGTTTCGTTAGTCATAACAACCTCCTTTCTTCTCTTATGGTTCAGTCGTAAGCACTTCACCGAGCACCACTTTCACAGTCGAGGCACTTGTTATTGACCACTGCTTTACTTCACGGTTTTCAATAGCATCATCCAAACTTTCATAACCAGATGCTTTTAACGTGATAATCTCAGCATTGGTATCTAAATCCATAAGAGTTACCTGCACATTGCTACTTGTAAGGGTTGATAAAAATTCATTTAAGTTCATTCTTGTTCTCCTTTCGGTTTGAATTTATTTGATTTGTTACCAAAATCTTCTCGATTTGAGTCTAAAATCATTTCATTTTCCATATCACTTGCTGACTCTTCATTTATCTTTTGAAGTGCTTCCTGAGCTTGTCTTTCAGTCTCGCCGAAGTACCATTGCCTTACTTCAATCTTACTAGTAAGACCGTTCTGTAAAAGAGTTATCTGCTTTGTTAATTCAGTGTCTACATCAACTATAATACTATCATCCCATTCAAATGATACATCATATTCTCCGCTTTTTGTAATTTCATATAAATCACAATAGGCATTCATGATGTAAACCACATCTTTAAGACAATCCTCTATAGCTTGCTGTATATCTGCATTAGTTTGGAAACTACGCTGTTTAAGAATCTTAATTTCCGTAGCTGTCCGAGCTTCTTGCGTAACATCTGACAATGTACCTCTACTAAGACCAACAACATCTTCAATCCTCATCAAAATTGCATTGAGACCTTGAATAAATGAAGTATCACGCAATGCAGGAGCATAAGGTTGGTAGGTATCACTTTCTCCTAAGTCAACTTTACGGAATAATCTCGCTTGCATCTGATTAGGCATAGTGTGCATACTGCCATCCGCACCCTCTTTAAATGCCATAGCATCACGGTCAATATCAATCGCCATCTCGCCAGCTTCATATTCCCATAATAGTCTTGAATACTGAAAATCTGCATCCTTTATAAGACCAACTGCTCTACTATAACCAGAAACACCTAGCGGAGAACTTGTGTCCACTGTATTAGCTTCAGGCATCTTGAAATATGCAAACAACGGCTTTTGAATGTTCTTGATTGTGACTGTATCTTTTAAATCTTTCCAAGAATTTACACTTGACAGTGGTACTTCCTGACCAAGGTCTAAGCCAGTCATATCGCCCTGATTGCTATTGTTGGTAGATTTAAAAGCCTTATTTACAATGGTTACCGTATTATTCTTCCATCTATGATATTCCAAACGCCTGTAAATAACATCTTTTTCTACCTGCGTTTGTATGAATGCCGCTTCTGTAATCTGCCCACTTGCATCGAACGCTAACGGATAAAAGCTATCGGCCTGAATAAAATCAAATTCCATCTGCCAATCAGCCTGCTTACCTTTATCTTCATCATCTACTTCATTAGCTACAAGATATGGCTTAATAACAAGTCCGCCTTTCGCGATACCATACTCTATTTGCTTACGAAGTTGTTTCTTTAACTTCTCATACTGCTTATTCAGGTATTCGGCTCTATCAGTGCTGGTAACCGGCTTATCTTCAGTGATAAATTTTGGCTCCATTGAAGGAAGTATATTACCGAACTCGTCGGGCTCTGGTTCTTTATAATTAGGATTTTCTTTCTGAACCTCTTTGGTAGGTGTTGTGATCTCTGACTTGAATTCAAGTAAGGCTGTTCTTGCTTTTTCACTTGCAATTAAAGCGGGCAACCCAATAGATACGATACGAGTGGGATTGAAATTATCAGGCTCATGTAACCACGGTGCCTGTCCTTTGTACATATCAGTCCATAATTCAATCGCATGCTCCATCTGCGATGACATAATAGGAGTGACATGCAATGTCTGCTCAATAGTCCTGCTACCTATCATCTTCTTGATAATCTCCTTTAATTTTGAAACTATGTTAGCCCATAATGACATATCATTGTACCCCTGTCCTTATTATAACACATCTTAAATCTAAAATAAACAATTATCTTCGCTTTTTTGGTACGATCATGACCGGTATTCGCTCAATTCCATTCAATATAGCCGCCGCTGCTCTATGTCTACCCTCTTGAGCCTTTTCCTCATAGTTGAGCATAGGCATATACATCTTGGTTCCACTCCTCATCATATCCGCAAGGTTATAGGTATTTTTAACATCTGCTTCAACTGCTCTTACCTGTCTTTCATAGGTACTATCAAATATATCTACCGCACATCTTCTTAAATACTCTTGTGGTGACATCTCTACAATTATAGCTTCTCCTTTTTCATATAATCTCTGATAGTGAGGAATATGTGTGTCTTTTTCAAATCCATCATACTCATCTTTGACTTGCGTGGACATTGTTAACCGGTCATTAACAAAATCATCTTTCATTGCGGCTTTCTGCTGAGCTACATATTTATCTTCATAGCTTTTTAATTCACGCTGAACTTTTTCTAAATCATCATTTAATTTTAACTCTTCAGCTCTCAATTTCTTCAATTCCTGCTCTGCTGCCTTAGCCTCATCATTTTTAGTAGCAAATAAAGCTGCAAGCTGTCTATCTCCTCCAAACTCACGCAAGGTTTCTTCATCTATGGTAGACCCCTTCTTTTCTATCTCATAAAGCTCCATATTACGCTTATGAATTTCGTCTCTTCTTCTCCAAAGGTCTCCAAGCCGCTTTGCTTTTTCTTGATACTCTGAACCACGAGTATAATCATTCTCAGTTGATAATTTAGAATGCAACTCTTTACGTAAATCTACTTCTGGAGCCTCTTTGCTCAATCTACTAACTTTACTATTCTTCTTATCTGCCTCAGCTTTGTTACCCTCTATCTGCCGCTGTTTTGTTTTTTCATCTTTATCAAACCAGTCGGTATTGATCTTCTTACCTTCTTTCGTCGTAATCCAGGGCATTTTTCAATTCCTCCACTAAGTCATCATCAATCCAATACTGCGCTGTTACAGGATGTTTTCTATTTCGCTGACCGCTTCCGCCACCAATTAAATAATCTACATGATTTACAAGGCATGGCATGATATTAAGTGCCACACAGTCTGGGTGAAATGTCTTTAGATATTGTCTAAAACTCCAATCATCATTTACACCATTTTTCCAATATCTTTCATATACTGGGTTTCCTATGATCTTGGTAGTAACCCATTCCGCACATTCCCTTGTCCAGTCATTTGGTATTCGTATACACGGAAAGGAGAACCACATATTCTCCCTATTTACTGCACCTTTCTTGGCTTCTATGTCACCATCATATAACAAACTACTGAACCCACATACAAGTCCATGATCATACCACTCTGTTCTATCTTTGAAATCCTTGCATATCAAAACATCGTCTTGCAAATGCCATGTTCCGCCGTCACCTTCACAGCTTGCAAATGCATTCATACAGGCTCTAAGATTCCCTTCACATTTCTCGTCGTTGTAAATCCGTATATTTTGCTCGTTAATGCCCTGATTGAGCATTGAGGGTATTAAGTGTCCGGTGACATACCATAACCGCCTTGGAAATGTGTGTATGAGGTAATTAGCCATATTATTTTCCAGCACCCTCCTTTTTACTGTATATTTCCGTCTGACTACCTTTTCTCATGTAATTGTAATAATACATTGGCATATCCCATTCCACTATTCTGGGATTCTTTGCCATCATCTTTTTATGCCACGATGCATCAGCAGGATATACATTTAGAAACCTTGTATTTCCTATAAACGACCTTTTCCAGCACTTGCACCATATTGCAATCCATAACCCGCCAGTTGGATGCCTCGGCGAAGCGTACATCCAATGCTTGAAAATAAAGCTGAAGCATAACAAGTCTATTGCTCCAACTTCTTTTAATTTACCATCTATCTGTTCCAATACATATTCATGCAACCACCAGTCATCGTCATCCAAAAACAGTACCCACTCGCCGCAGGCTTCGTCAAGTCCGGCATTTCGACTCATGCCGTCATTTCCATACTCGGTTATAATAACATGATCGGTGTATTCCCTGGCTACATTAGCACTATCATCGGAACACTTATCACATACTATAATCAGTTCATAATCGGTAAAGGTTTGTTGCTTTATACTATCCAAACACTTCCTACAGAAGTCTGCTGAATTATGGAGCGGCACTATAATACTGAATTTTGGCATTGGTTAATCCTCCTTAATCCTGCTTAGCTGTCGATGTAATTTATATTCCTTTATACCTTCTAATTCATCTTCCTTAATGCCAATTAGATACTTAACCTGTTCCAACATTATCTCCACATCTGCTATTTCTTCCAGATAATGACTAAACGCAACATGCTGTTCCTCTGCGGTCTTGGCTCTCTTGTATTTGCTTATAGCCTGAATTAGTTCCGCACATTCCTCTATTAACTGACCACTCTGAGCTGGGTATCCGTAGGTATCAGCTATATTATGACATTCCTGCTTTATATCCATATTAATTACCCTTTCTATTATAATACTTCTCCAATGCATATCTTGTAGCATCTATACCGTGATTATCTGCATCCGGATAAGCGCTGATAAAGTTTCCATCTCTGTCTTGCTCGTATTCGTAATTAACAAATTCCCGATAAGTTTCGGGACATTCTTTCTTGTCTATGTATATATGTCTTAATGACTGGAGCCACTTAATACCATATCTTACGCTTTCAGGCCCTTTATCTGCCGGACGTATAAATGCACCGTATGCCTTGAAGTCTGCTATTGACTTGGGTTCTGCGCTATCTGCCGTCACTTGTTCATCATTTCGTACTAACTTCATATCATTATACAGTATGTTATAGACTTCTTCATTCCTTGTCTTTACTGTATTATATTCCCGGAAGATATACAAGTCCAAATGTTTTCTATCAAAATGCAATTTAACAAACCGAAACGGATCTAATGCAAAGCCCCAGTCAATACCATTATAAACATTATCGAATGTATCAATTATCGGAATCTTTCTATCACCATAATCTATAACAGCATGACTATCAAATTCTGCCACATTAGGAAATACATCTCCGCCAGTACCTATCGCTTGTCCTAAATACTCGTGAATATATGCTCTTTCGTTTATGTCCTTAAGCATTTGAGCTTCTTCAAAAAACTGTTCTCCAAGCCAGTGCTTAGGCACATCTAAATATGTATTTCGTACGACAAGAGTGTCGTTTTCCCTATATAGTTCACAATCCTCTGTATATTCATTCGCCCAGTTATTTTTGCTGATAGGCGGGTTAAATGTACGAAAATCCCAAAACTTGTCTCCGCCACGCATAGTCGACTGAGTTACAATACGCAATTCATTTTCACCACTGTACTGGTCAAGTTCTTCAAACCAATCAATACCTATATACCCGAACGGTAATTTAATTGATTTTACTTTCATAGGATCATCTAATCCCATAAACATTATTCGCTGACCAGTTGGATTATATATGATAGGCGTGCTATATGTTTTTGGTATGGTAAAAAATCTCTCCAACCCAAGCTGATATATACCCCATATTATTTGAGGAAATATGCTTGTCTGTATCGTGTTTGCTATCTTCCTAAAACATACCGCATGACATTCTGGATTCTGTATTATCAATAATGGTATTGTAATACCCACGAACGATGATTTCGTACTACCACGTCCTCCAGGAAATACATAATGCGTATGGTCATGCTTTAATATATCTTTTAATACTGAAAAATACATAGGGATAATACAATCTTTCAATGGTATGTTTATACTCTGCATTGTATTATCCCTCCTTCCAATGATTGCGGGAATAGGATTTGAACCTATGTCTTTTGGTCATGAGCCAAACGAGGAACCGCTCCTCCATCCCGCTATAATAAGCACACATCTTTTTTACAGAAAGACTCGGGCTATGGACTAAACTGTCTCAAAGAAGGTTGTTTAATATGAGTGACTAAGAAAACCAACAACGGTAGCAGGACTCGAACCTGCAATAATGAGAACCAAAATCTCATGCCTTACCATTTGGCGATACCGCTATATTATTACATCATTCTGACCAATCGAGTTTTATGTTGATATTTCCGTCAGGTACTCCTTTGATCCTGTTCTCAATATCAACAGTGCGTTTTGCTAACTCCTGTAATGCCTTTAGCCTGTCATTTAAACTCGCGTCCAGACCAAACTGGTCTTTGATTTCACCATTTGCTATCTTGGTGAACATCTCCATTACCTCAGTAGCTGACATTATGGCATGTTCTTCTTTTTTCTCCATAAGTCGGGTAATTTCAGCGCTGATAAGTGGTTTCCTTAGAAGCATTGAAGCGGCATTTGTAGCACTATTATCCGTCTTATATCTATATCCGGCTTTCTTAATGGACTGCAATCCATTTCCTGTCTTGGCATATTCTCTACAGAAAGCTTTTTCTTTTATTGTGAGTTTTTTAAGGTTTTTATCCTTATTACTACTCATATTAGAACTTTCTCCTGTCCTTGAAATACTTTGCTCTTTTTATTCTATCCGGTTCATATTGCTCTACTGCTTCTTTATAACGATAATATGCATCTTTACCCTCTTGTCCATACTGTAACCAGTTATTAGGGTCTACACTAAATCTTTGGGAATATTGTGAATACATACTATCTATTCTCGACTTCTGTACCTTTCTTCCACGCTCCTGCACTAGCTTATCTCTTTCACGTTCTAATTTATGTATCTCATCACGATTATGAGAAGCTCTTATTTGTTTGCCTATATTATCAAGTTGTTTATTAACATCACCGCTTGATTGTTTATTCCTTTCTGCCAATTCTTTCGTTATTGCATTAGCACCTTCTGCATTCCCTGCCTGCATATACTGTGAATAAGTTTTTTGAAGTTGATCTGTAGAATATGATTCAAAAGGTCGACCATTCTGTTTCTCTGAATTTTCTGCCTGCTTTTTATTATCTGCTATTTGCTTTTCTTTTTCATCTTCATTTTTTGATATGATTTTTTGTTCTTCTGTTTGTTTTGATTCATTTTTAGCCGCTTCCTTATGAGGATTTAACATTTCAGATTCGGCTTTATTGCGTTCTTCACGTAATTTACGCAATCTTTCCGGTACATCCTGGCCAGTAACTTTCTTTACTGCATCCGCTTTACTTTCACCTTCAAACACAGGCACATGAACACCATTAACAGTAATCCATTGCTTCACTTCTCTCTGTTTTGTTGCCATCACTACATCCTCCTTCAAGCATTATGTCGTCTTTCGTAATTTGCTTTTGCTTCATTCCACTCTTCGTTATCAGCGGGAACTTCCCAACCATTAAGTTCATACCAATAATCTCTAAGCCATAAGACTATCTGAACATCTGACGGAGAACTGAATAATTCAACATTCCTATATCGTTCCTTATTCTCGTCCCATACCGCTTTTTTAACGATCAATAACTCCAAAGGCCTATCAGCTTTTTCACTATAATACTGCGTCTTATTTATGAGTATCTTAGCATTAAACTTTTCGTTGATAGCCTTTTGAAGTTTTTTAATCTGCGGTCCAAATGCTTTAGCCATTTATCTTCTCCTGCGTCTATGACCTCTACTCGCTCTACTTCTCGACCTCACTGCTCTCTTTCTTACAGTTATCTTCGCCATTATATAGTCCTCCCTCTAAATCTCTGCCAATATAAGTAGCATTACCGCTTTGATTTTCTATTTGAACTTCCTCAATAGGAAGACTTATGTACCATAAAAATCCAACTACTGTTAATATTTCAATTCCTACCATAATGCAAAACGCTATAAACCACCGTCTTGCATTCATCTTTATCTGGTGCAATAATTCACTTGCTAATGTTTCGTCAGTCATATAACATAACACCTCCCAAAAGTATTATATTATATTTCATCACATATTACAAGTAGTTTTTGTCATATATCTTTCTTTATTTCGCACACTAAATAATTCTTTAGCTGACTTATCAAACATTTCTGTAGTATAAATATAAGTGTTACAATTAAAACATTTATATTTTCTAGCTACAATATTTTCAGTAGCTTCACAAAAACTATCCATACACTTCATTCTTTTACCACATTCTTCACAGTACATTCATTATCCTCCTCATATTTTGAATCGCCTAAATATCGCCTTAATCCTCTATAACATCCTTTGCATATTCCATTCTGCTTTAATACTCATAAATCAAACATTCCGTGTTGATTTATTGTAACTACTTCATCTTCAGTCATTTCCTTGCCACATCTGTCGCAAATATAAACGTGCTTTACCATTATTCTTTATCCCTCTTTGCTATTACTTCTGCAAATGCTTCGCACCAATCTATCGGAAAGTGCATTGTACAACCATAATTACCATTACTACCATTCCCCCAATTAGAACAATTCTTACATTCTGGAGTGAGGTATCCTTCAAAACAATTTTTGGATATATTTGATTCTATTTTACCCTCCTGTTTCTTTTTTGGTCTATATGATACATATTTAAATTCATGTTCACGCTGTTTTATTTCTATTGGTGGAATAAAATTCTTTTGTCCTGCGGTATCAAGTAATTCTTCAAGATAATCATCCATTGATGGTTCATTCTCTTTCTCGATTTCCTTTTCCTTAATTTCAACTGTGTATCCCTCAAATGTTTCAGAGGATATAATGTCTTCCATTCTATCCAATAAGTCTTGAATAGCTTTTTCTATTTTACTATCGGTATAGTATTCCTTTACAGTTTTACCATTATTCCTCCTTTTCTTCATGTCCACCTATAATGTCAAACGCTTCTCCAATTTCTTTAATTACATTTGCGAGTATCTTGCACATTGACTTCAACCACTCCTCCGACCTATCTTTCATTACTTCATCTTTTTGTTCATCCGTAAGATCAGAAAAACAAATGTTATCCCACTTACCATCTTCGTTTTTCATACGAAAATAAACTCCATCAAGACTTCTTTTCATGTTACCTCCTTTATGCTTATGCCTCATTCTTCTATCTCGCTCTCTCCCTTCTTATACGGTTCAGGTAACGGCATCCAAGCCCTTACACAATAACAACCACTAAAATAAGATTCTCTCCCATCTAATGCAGGATAAAATGTTACCTCATGTACATTTTCTAAACTATCTGTCACAAGACAGTTCATTTCTTCTTCCGGCAACCTCTCGCTTACGGGAATCCATGCAGTCTGTTTGAGTGCTTCGATTGCCATATCGTGAGCCATTAAAATGTAAGCAGGTGCACCCTTCATTGATTTCGGTCTGCTTAAAATCTCGATCGCTTCTTCCCTTGTCATTCTCTATCCTCACTTTCTGCCGTATCTGCTTCTATGATTGTTTGTGTTGACATTAGTCTGTCTGAAAAATCCCACCCACCATCACCGGGAATTTGATCTTCATCAATTATCCTTCCATGTCCTTTTGGAAGTGGTATGCCGTTTGCTATTCTTCTGCAAGTATCATGTGCTATAATTGCATCTTCTTTATTTGCACATATTTTCTTGAAATGTTCTTCAGGTATCTTAATTACTAACTCTATATCTGCCATATTTATTCCTCACTTTCTGCCTTGTATGATGCGTTCCACCATAAATTCAAATCAATGACATTTGAAAAGCATTTATCTATATTGGGGAACAATGCTTGTACAATCTCCCCATTTGTTTTATTGAGGAGCACATTCGGCATATTGTTTACATCACAATATAACTGCGAACACTCAACGCTTGATCCTTCTTCTGTACTAAATCTTGTTATCTCGTCTAAAACATCCTGTCTTCTAATTAAATCGTTCATTCCTTATCCTCACTTTCCTGTGGCTCAACCTTGCACCTTTGCTTTTCAAGTAACTCTAATTTTGCAAGTGCCATGCCGATTGTAGTTGCCGTTCCGTATGGCAGGCTTTTCTGAATGCCCGAAAAATCTTCCAATGCGATTTCTGAAAAATTATCATTCCAATCAAAAGGCTTTTCGATTATCTCTGTCATTCCCTGTCCTCACTTTCCGGCATTTCTGCCTTGCCGTAGTCAATCTCATTCAATCTCGCTATTGCAAACGCTCCCATTGTTACGGCGTCAACTAAACGCATCATATTTTCCCAATTATCGGATTCCATCATCATATCTCGCATCTCTTTTAATGCTTCAATGGCTTCTTCACGGTGCTTTTTTGTTTCCTTTTCCTGTTCGGTCGTATCGCAAGGCTCTCCTTTGAGTGCTTCGATTGCCATATCGAGTGCTTCGGAGATATAAATTGCTCTCGGTTCGTTCATTTTATGAGCTATCTTATGGTCTTTTATTCTTGCTATCGCTTCTTCCCTCGTCATTCTTCCTCACTTTCTGCCTTGTATCTCTATAGATTTAATTAACTCACTTGCTCTCCAATCACTCGGAATATTGTTTCCGTCCGTAACAAAGCAACCATTAACATTAAAAGGGCATTGCAAGCACCTGTCCTCGTTTCCGTAGGTCTTACATATATCAACTATTGTTAATGCCAATATTAAGGCTTTCTCCTTTGTCATTCCTCACCCTCACTTTCGTACTGCTCAACAAAAAATTTAACGATGGAGTTACATTTTAAGCATCTTGGTTCTTTGTGTAGAAAAACATTATCTTCTGTGGTTTCAATACGTTCATCGTTTTCGTTGAATATAATAACTCTATTTACGTATTCCTTAATGCCATACTCTTTTACTTTGCCGCATTTGGGGCATAATATCATTCCTTTCCCTCACTTTCTGTCTTCTTTTTAAGCATTGGATGATTTCCACAGTTCAAATAGTTAGGGCAAAATAGGTCTCCGTTTACCCAATCCACACCCCATATTTCTATATCCTTACTTCGAAATGCTTTCTTAGAAATTTTGTGAAAATGTTTATCTATGTTTTTAATTAAGATCGTTACGTCCCCCATCCAAATCATCTCATTACCACATTTAGGACATTTCATTTCTTATCCTCACTTTCTTCGGGTATCTCAACCACCAGTTTTATTCGCTCTCTCCTTTCCACGACTCGGGCAAGGGCATCCAAGCGATAACATCAAAAGGTATTTCCTTTCCGTCGGCATTGTTCCACGTTTCTGTTTCTCCATCATAACCAACAAACTCGGGATATAACACTTCTTGCGGTTCTCCATATCTATCATCTTCCTCTACTGTTACGAGGCACCCAAAAGCACTTTCCGGCAACCTCTCACTAACAGGAATCCACCTTGCCGGAGTGACAGACGGTAACTTCTCAACATACTTTTTAATATATTCAAACGATTTTTGCTTTCCCATCTCATGATTCATTATGTAATTGATATACCAAAGTATTGCTTCTCTATTCACGCAATCCTCGCAAGTAATAAATAATTTTTTACATTCTGTAAGGAACTCCGCAAGTTCTCTGAATTCCATGCAACCTTCTAAATCTCCATGTTGCCGCACATATTCAGCATTATCCGTGTATTTTTTGATTACTTCATTGAGTTTCGCTTCTGTCATTCATTCACCTTCTTTCGTTCAACTTTTCGGCTAGAATATCCATTATTTTGCCCATTCCCGTTTTTTCACTGATATAATCGGCAATCTCTTTTGTTCTCCGCTGTTCCGCTTTACTACATAGTTTTGAGCAATACTTATTTTTTCTGCACTCTCGGCATTCTCCGTATAGTAACCATTGTTCGCTGTTGTTAGGTATGCTCATTCCCCGTCACCTCTTTCACTTCCACGTTTTCACTCTCTTGAAAAACTCAATATAATCTCCATCCAACCCCGCCATTCTTTCGATTGCTTTTTTATAATTGCGCCTTACCCACGATATTGAATTACACTCGCTTGTGCAGTACCAATCGTTAGTTGTACAAAATCCGCATAATATTCTGCACATAGAATCAGCGTTATCTCCAAACTCATTTATCGTTTCTTCAAGTGTCATTCCCCATCACCCTCTTTCGTTGCGGGCATGTCGTGTATAAGTTTATTCATACAGTCTCCGCATATATCAAGTTTGGCATATCCTTCGCCGCCCATCGAGTACCAATGTCTTTTAATCGTCACCTTATAGTCTTGATATTCGGATTTATTAACGGGTTCTCCGCATAAATCACATATTTTCTGTTTCAATTTCATTCCCCGTCACCTTCTTTCGTTGCAGTCTGCTTAAAAAACTCCCTAACCTGCAGTCTTCCGTTTCCAACAGCTAATACTGTTAGGTTGCGGGACTGCTTCTCTTTCGTTGCGGGAATGATTGTCACTACCGAATTGGATATTCCCACTTCACTTATCCATTTTTGACAAGAAGAATCTAAATTTATTTGATTTTCTTTCAATTTGTCCTCAGATAATATCATCAATCTTCCGTGATGTTCGGGAAGTGGTGTGCCATTTGCGATACACACCTTCAAAGAGTTGTCAATCCCTTCTGCTACTTGCTTTTTTATGTAGTTATATTTTTCTTCGGGTATCTTAATTACTAATTCTATATCAGCCATTATTCTTCCTCACTCCCTTCCTTATCTGCTTCGATTATCGTCATAGCATTATTTAGGTCTTCTTGTGTTACGTACCGATAAGCTACTAGGCATCCTTCCTCGTCAAATACGGGGCCAACCTCAAAGTTGTCCTCAATTAGTCTCTTGTGCCCTTTAGGAAGCGGTGTGCCGTTTCTTATTGCTGCCCATACATTTGCTGTAAGCGCCAGATTGACTGTTCCCATGTCAATCGCCCGTTTTGTTTCTTCGGATATGTTAATTACTATCTGCATCATGCACCTCCTTTACTTATAACAAAAATAATCACCGTTGATAATATCATATACATCAGATCCTTGCTTAAATTGTGCTTGATATACTACATTACTTGGAACATCATAATCATACCGCAGTAAATTTCTTGCCATTTTTATACATTCTTCTGGTATTTCAACTGTAAAAAATTTATGAGTGGTGCTGTATTGAATTGGGTTTTTTTGATAAAGAACATCATATACCGTATCAGGAAAGTCTTTATCTTTGACTCGATTTAATACCACCGCTCCTGTATAATATGCAGCTTTATGTTCTTTATCAGTATGCCAATTTTCGTGATAAATCACATTGGCTAATAATATAACTTCCTGTTCATCAACTGACTTTTCTAAAATACCACTTTTAACAAGGTTTTCATAAGCCAAACTTCGTTCACCTCGAACTATCAATGGTTTGTGATACCCTGGAACTAATTCAGTATGAACCGTGCTTGCTAAACTCTGAATTGGCTGAATCATAACTACTGACAGAACCGTCAATACAACGGCTCTGGCAATTATTTTCTGCATCAGTTATATACCTCCTTGAATAGCTTCTCATGACCACTTTTAATATCTTTTCGCATAATCGACCAATTATAAGGCTTCGGGCCCCAACAACAAGCTCTGCGAATTGTCCCTTGGTCGACCAATAATGATAATGCTACTAGATGGTCGGTTATCTGAATAACTGTGGCATCATACTGCGCATTTTTTGAAATAGTGTAAGCTCCTTTACCATCGCCTTCATTAACCTGAAATCCAGTTCCTATGTATCTTAATACATCTCCTACATGAATTTCATTAGCATCCTTTATCCGTATTAGCATATTTAATCCTCCTTCTCTTTAATCGCAATCACATTGCCGTCATTACAAACTATTATATAACCCATTCTCGCCAGCTTTAATACCTCATCAATAGTAATATCAATACTCTTTCCATCATCCGCTATTCTCATTCTGCATCCTCCTCATTATTATCGCTATGCTTGTTAAACAACTCAAATACTTTGCAACCCTTATAATAGAAATACTTAATGCCTCGACATTCCATATAATTAGGGTCATAAACAACTGTTTTCTGCAAGTAAAATGCCAGTTTATCAAGATTTTCATAGATATGAAGTGTCTTATCCCAACGAGTTCCACACATTGAAATATTTTCTATCGGACAATATTCACTTGCCGCTAACGCTTTCCAGCGCTTGATATTCTGGTCTAACCATCTTTCCATAACAATCTGCTTCTCTTTAAATAATTCATTCATATTAAATCTCCTTCTGTTCTGTAATAGCACTTTTAATTATCCAGCCTTCCCAGGTAACTTCTGCTAATCTCTCTTTAATTAAATCCACCTCCTCAATCCCAATTCCTACAAAACCAACCTTCTGCATACATTCCGGACCTATTCCATAATGCCTACTAATTGGATTAGTAAGAGACCTGCCACATCTCATACAATGAATTTCTTCCCTGCCTACTCCATACAACTTCATGTACACCATACCACGTGTTTCTTTTTCTATCGTTCCCTGCATAGTTCTTAAAGGCATCGGATTATCGTTGTTAAACTTAGCCATGAAATCAAATCCTGGACTCGATTGTTCTGTCATATACTTCTTAACAGTTATCTCGATTTCACAAGGTTCACTATTAACACTTGTTTCTACCTGTCTATCATCGTTTTTAACAGGCATTACCTGCTTAGGATATAACTTTATACATATACCGCCCTCAATAGGCTTAAAATTAGTTTTTGCGGCATCCATATTCTCGTACTGAACACCATTTATATCTACGCTACCTTTCCAGCTAGTCAACATATCAATCATCTTTCTCCTCCTCATCTATCCATAATTCAACGTCGTAAAAGCAATCATTCCCACATTCTGGACAATAATACATTGTTTCATATGATGGTGTACCCCAACATTCTCCTCTGTACTCAGGTACCTCATCCGGCTCATCAAACTCGCAGCCACATTCACACCTAAATCTGTATTCACTCATCGTCTACCTCCTTATATATAAGTCAGGCGGGCTTTTGCCCGCTCTGACCTTATCTTGCCTTTACTAATACTCTAAGATGAAATCTCTGAATGTTATATCCACCCGCTCCGATTGTAGTAACATCTGCTATACCCTTTTCACCTATTATGTGACCGTCCAGTGACTTACCGCCCCACCTTAAATACTTTGCATCTGTAATGTTACCGGTAATTTCTTTAACTCTGTTATAAAGGTCTACCATCCATACAGTTGCGTCCTTCTCATTTATCTTAAGGAACTCCTCATCTGTCTTACTTAAACTTTCCCTCTCTGAGTATTTCCACTTCTTAGAAAACTGATTCCAGTCAAGTTCTCGACGATCTTTTAACATCCTTTCACGTTCTGCTATATCGTTCTCTGTCCACCTCTTTACCATCTCAGCTTTTGCTGCCTTTAATGCTTCCGGGATCTCATCTGCTAATATTCTTTCTACTTCCTCCGCTTCTGCCAGTGCCTTACGGTACTCGGGAAGTTTTCCTTCTTTTTCTGCTATGTCTTTCTTACACTGATAAACGCTTTCACTTAAATGTTCGATATCACATAAGAGCCAATAAATGGTATTTGCATCTTCTCTGTCAAGACCTAACTCTTCCATCTCTACTGTATGTAAGATGTGATCCGGACATTTTGTTCCAAGAACCTTCTCTACCTGTGCCTGCTTCTTAGCTATTGATGCCTCATGTCTTACGATTGTGTTCTGTTTCTTAGCGATAAACTCTTCTGCCTTCTTAATACGATCTAATGCTGTCTGTTTTGTCATATCCGTTACCTCCTTGAGTGTTTTGAGTTTTTAGTAACTTCTGTTACTGTAAATAGTATATAACACGTTTAAGGTTTTGTCAATATATATTTTGTGTAAAAATCGAAAAAATAGTAGGGTATTTAAACCCTACTACTCTTATCAATTATAATTAGTCCTCCGCAAACTTACTTTCCACAAGCTCCTCAACTTTTTGAAGTAAATCATTGTCTTCGTCTAACAACTTATGCAGATTATTCTGTCCTTGTATCTTGTCACGTAACATCTCGCCAGTATTAATATCCACTATATCAAACCAGGCACCGCGCTTATCAATTATTTCATAATATATAGCCTGCTCAATTAAATCTGCTATATAATCAATGCCACAATCATAATTTATAGTATATTGTCCTACGTGTCTATTTGGTCTACAGAACTTTGTCTTGACCATATTAACCATAATCTTTTGACTATTAGGTTCGCCGGAACTTCTAGATAATGTTTTACCATCTTCATCCAAATATGTACCTTTCCGGAACTCCATTCTAGTTGTACAAAAATGCTTTAATGCCCTGCCTCCTGGTGTACTTGTTTGTCCTGGAATAGTTGAATTTATCTTATCACGAAGCTGATTTATAAATATTCCGGAACATTCATTCTTGGCACACGGACCTACTATCTCACGACAAAATCTTGTTAATAATCCAGCAATACCACCCACACGGGCATCGTCTGTTAATTCCTTACCTAAATCCTTCTCTGCCGTTAAACAAGGAACACTATCTATAACCCACATTCCAACTTCACCGGTTAGTGTCGCTTCCTTAACAACTTGAAATATATACTCCGCTGATTCTACCTTGGGCTGATATAACCTAATATTGTCTACATCCACGCCTATCTTTCTTGCCCACTCAATGTCAAGTGTATTTTCTGCATCGACATATAATATTTCTTTATCCGGATACATATTCTGAAAATTAGCTACCTGATCTAATGCCGTAGTTGTTTTACCGCCACCTTCTTCTCCAAAAAATTCTGCCAATCTTCCTGCCGGCAAACCACCATACGTTATGAAATTCATTTTAGGACTTGTGAAAGGTATTTTCTTATACTCATATACTGGCATACCTTTAGTAAATGCCTCTTCCTTTAAATCCTTGTTAACACGATGCATAATTTCATCAAGTTTTGATCCCATATTAATTTCCTCCTATTCTTGTAAGTTCCATTTCAGTCATACGCCTGGTTAATACTTTTTTACAGCTTTGTAAAAGTTCCTGAGCATTTTCTACTTTCGCTTTCATTGTCTTCCACGCCCGAGTGTAACAAATGCTAGTTAATAACTCCTGCTGACTATCCAATTCTGCTATGCTATCTTTATCCGCTACTGTACCTTTTTCTTGAGTAGACCGAGAAGTGTGATAAGTTTCTTTATATACCGCTTTAGCTATATCGTCCCGAATACCCAACTGCTCTACCATACCTCCAGCGAAATATATATAGGTTGATAAATTCATACAAAAATCGTCAAGTTCTACATCTGTGGGTGGATTTTGTCCATCTGCCAGACAATCCTTTATAAACAGGACATAATTATCAAGGTCTTTACAGTAAGGTTGAATTATCTCGTTAACAATATCATTTATTGTTTTTGAATTTTTCTCGACGTGTAATTGCACTTCTTTAACCTTATCTAGTTTGATCTCATCAAATAAATTAATCGCCGCCATGACGCGCCTCCTTTTCTATAACATGAAAAAAACTACCCATATCATAATCAAAAAATACACGCTTCTTTTTACCTTGAATATTGATGCATTTTTGTATGTTCTTAAATGTAAAAGGTTTATCACCGGACTCAGCTATATTCCAATCACAATCATATCTAATACTCTTATCTCCTTTTTCTCTTAGATATTGTAATAACTGAATAGGAATAAATCTTGTAATATCTTTATCCACCCACCAACATATAATTCCAGCGAATACACCTTTGATTTTTGATTTCTCAAGCAATCCTTCCCATTGCTTATTGGTAATATTTCCATATTTATGTTTTTCATCTGTACCGTGAATGCTTAATGTATTACCGTGAACCGATTTACATTCTACATAATACTCAAATGGTTTCTTGTATATAATATAATCACAGATATTAGTGCTACCCGCAAACCCAGTTGTCTGATCATGTAATCGGTCTATACTAACACCTTTTACTTTTTCGAAGGCCTCCCGGATAACATTCTCAAATTTCTTACCTCTATTCTCCGCCATTATCCATCCTTTCTACATTGAGTTCTATAGTTACAATACTCGCAAGTCTTTTTAGCCACATTATCTGGTCTCGGAGGAGGCACTAACCTTTTGACAAATTCATCACACTCCTCGATCCTTCCAACAAGCTCTTGTTTCATCTCATCAGTTGGTGTAAACATAAAAGATTTCATATCCAAGACATCGCGGTTGATATAAACAAATAAAACTTCAGGAATCTGCAAGGACATTGAATATGCAGTTCCTTGATTATAATGTGAAGGGTCAACTCCTTCCCTCACCCAAAATTTATTAGTATTTTCAGTTTTCAACTCTAAAATATAATATTTACCCTTATATCGTATTATACCATCACAGAGAAATGACATATTAAGAGTTTTATGATATAACTTAGTTTCAAATATCCCATTTTCGAAATCAGGTTCCTGTCTTATCTCTAAATAATCTAGCTCCCGACTTCTTACATAATCTGCTACATTGACATATTCACAATCCATGCCATTAGACTTCATATCAAGTGCCGCTTGCTGTATGCGCTGATGTATATCCGTCCCTGAATTACATATTCCTATTCCTGTGTAATTCTCACTTAATTCGTCCGCATCCTTACCAGTCACAATATAATACATCTGTCTCAAACAATTCATGGAACTGGGCTTATATGACTGACTTCCTTTGCGTTTATTCTTCCCAGCGGTTAATTCGATGCTTCTTTTTAGGTCGTTTAAGAAATCCGTTTGAACTGGTAATGTCTTTTTCACATCGTCTAACAGCCTTATCACATTTTTTAATGAATTTCTTGCCATCGTCTTCCACTCCTCCACACATTAAATCACATAACTGTTCACAAGTTAGATTTTCCCAAGTTTTTCCCATCAAAACAGCCTCGCTTTCTTACCCTGTTTCAATTTCTTTTCACATATAACTCCATAACCTTTAACCCGTGCTTCCGGGTTCTTTAACCTACGTCCACAACGTAAACAAAACTGATATTCCTTTTTTGGTTTATCCATTTACCCTCCTCAAAATATACTGGTTAAAATGTAATCCATTGCAAATTCCTCCTCTATATTACCAGTCACAATCCCTTCCTGGCATTTTTGACACATATCTAAAATATATATCAAATCCCCATTACTGAAAACTCCTGTATGTTTTTTGGCATTAGTTATCTGCCATCCGGTCAATCCAGTAACCTTTGAAACATCACTACTATTACAGCTTTGAACCTGTAAAACTGCACGAGCATTATTGTATAAGACCGAAAGCATAACCATAACCGCTTCATTCACTGCTAAACATTGTTCATACAAATCAAATGACCTATTTATTTCATTATCTAATATAGCATCTACGAAATCAAATATTGCATCTTTTGGAGGTTGATATATAGTGCCATCTTTTAGTAATATTTCAAATGCTTTATCGTAATCCAATCGTTTCTGCTCTTGCATTTTTCTCCTCCTCGGACAACCAAGGTGCCCATATATATTCAACTAAATCAATTATATCTTTACAATCAACTAAATGGTCATAAAAGAATCTCATACTTTTTAATTCACTCTGTGTTCCACGACCACTAGATAGTGGCATTTTATTTATACCATACTTACATAAAAATCTTTTTGGTGTTAGTTTGCTATGACAAGAACCACAAACAACTATCAAATTGTCATCTACATTTGAATCTATTATTCCTTCACAAGCACATCTTGGCACAATGTGATGTACTTCAAGATTTCGCTTACTTCCACATAATTCACAATGTCCGACATCTTCAACTTTCAGCATACACTTCCTCCGTATACTTCCAAACATATCCGAGAAATGACTTTCTTCTTTTATGATTACAGCACTCACAAATTCCAGAACTTCCTATACCTGTCTGTCTTGAAGCTTCATTTAAACTACTATATTCTTTTATAAAATTACCGTTTAAATCATATTGAAGAACAGGTTTAGAATATTTACGCATTGTGGCCCATATTCGTTCATTACGAGTTCCATAACTATTATTATAATTTCTACTACACCATTCCAAATTATCCACTCTATTATTAGTCTTGTCCTCATCTTTATGATTTACTTCAGGCAAATTGTTTGGGTTTGGTATAAATGCTTCTGCTACAAGTCTATGTACTCCTCCTCGTTGACATCTAACATAACCCGTAGAACTATCTACACTTAATTTATAATAATATGGCTTATAATGTAATAATTTTCCATTACTTAATAATTTAGACATTTTAATTCTTCTAACTCTGCCTAAATTACTAACTTGACATTGTCCTTCATACCCTTTAATATCTTTCCAAATTTCTTGCATTAGCGTATCTCCTTATCTTATCTATCTCAAGTAGACAACGACCATATGAATATTCACATACTTCCATTAACTTATCAATATTAGTATCTGATAAGTTTATTTCTTTCTGTATGTATTTCTTTAAAATCGCCGGTTTTAACGGTTCAAATTCAATTATGGTGTCTTTATACTGCTTATAAAATTTAAGGCGCTTATCGACGGTGGTAAGTAGCAAAACAAGGATATTTTTCTTTAACATTGATTCAACTTGCGCCAGTAATTTTTCATTCTGCATTAAATCCTTATCATCCCGGACAACATAAATATAAGAAACAGTCATTAAAGAAGAAGATTTAATCTTACCATATATATCCGCAATACTATCTATATACCGCAGAGCCTTTCCTGAATTAGCCGCCATTTGCTCCAGATATACTCGCTGAACCTTCCATTCCGGACCTGAAAATATATAAAAAGGCATTAATTGTTTAGTCACAATTTGATTTTTAAGTTCAGCAATTTCCATCTATCCACTCCTCTCTAATATCAAATATCCATGCATCAAACAACATTGCCCTATTTATAGACTTAGTTTTAAGTCTAGACGAATAGGAACTTGTAAGCCTTAAACCCTTAAACCATCTATTATCCATACATACTAAACAAAAAGCCTTCCAAAACATACGCAGGTCATATCCAGCTTCCTCAGTATCTTTCATCTTAATAGATTGAGATATCTTCAAGGCATTACTTCCACTCGCAGTTGCTATATTATTAGCGACCTTAGATACAAATCCATAAAACTGCTCCGCCTCATAAGATTTTAGTATATCCACATCATTTGGAGTCTCTGCCAACTTTAAAACATTTTCATCATTACAGTATTGCTCCAATTCTTTCCTAGAATATGGCTCCAGCTGAAAAATCATTCCTCTGCTTTTTATAGTAGGAAGAGTATTATTTAAATCATCAAGAGTCATTACAAAATAAGCCTTATTCGGCGGTTCCTCCGTAACTTTTAAAAGGGCATTTTTAGCCTGCATTGACATTGAATCTGCGTCCTGGATATTATAAACCGTAACCGATTCCACTTTATAGGAGTTAAATATAATAGTTCTTATAGTATCTACTTTACAATCAGGAATTTCTACATATATTGCATTTAATGAATCGGCTATATATTTTACCACCTCATTCCGTTCTCCATCTCCGGTTATTATTGAAAACCTTGGAAATGTATTATTATTTATCTGCTTACCTATCTCAGATATCAATAGTTTCTGTCCTATCATTTTCAACCCTCATATGTAATCTTTCTGTAAATAATAACAATTCTGATTCAACATCAAGCTTTGCTGTATCTGAATATTTAATCTGACTATTCAACCTAACAATACAATCAAGCAACTCCGTGAAAAATGCTATATGACTATGTTTTAATATCCACTTCTCATATTCAGACAACTTAGGAATATTAAGATATTTCCAATCACAGCCAATACAATACTTCAACAGGTCTAATAAAAAGTGACCATACTGCTTTACAAATCGTTTTATATCCTTACCCGAACTATGTATATTTTCAATAATACCAATAATATCATTGGACTTACTTTGTGCTATATACTCAGTTAATGCAAACATAATACTATAATCCACCGTGCCCAATGCTTTGGTTACATTCTCTAAGGTTAATTCCGTTGAAAATGCCACACATTTATCAAGCAATGTAATGGCATCACGCATTCCGCCATCTGCTATTTTAGCTATATATTCAAGTGCTTCACGGTTCGCGGTATTTATATCCTCCTCACCTAATATATGATACAGCCTATTAACAATCCCTAACTGACTTATGCGCTGAAAATCATAACGCTGAACTCTCGAAAGAATCGTTTTGGGAATTTTCTGTGGGTCAGTTGTACAAAAAATAAAAATCGACTTTGCCGGCGGCTCTTCAATAAGCTTCAAGATTGCATTCCAACCTTGTACAGTTATCATGTGGCACTCATCTACAATAAATACCTTATATTCGCTATTAAGACTCTTTGTTTGTGCTTGCTGTATTAAATCACGCATATCATCTACCGAGTTATTACTTGCGGCATCTAACTCAATTGGATTGCCCTGACCTTTATTTATCTCATTTGCGAAGATTCTGGCACAAGTTGTCTTACCTGTGCCGGCTCCGCCTACAAATAAATAACAATGCTGTATTTGATTAGATTTCAATTGCTGTTGAAGTATAACTTTAATACTATCTTGCTCGACTAAAGCTGACCAATCGTGCGGTCTATACTTTATAGCTAACGCTTGTTTGCCCATTTTATTCTCCCTTCTATAAAACCTAGTTCTTTATAATATGGCAAATCTTCCATAGGCACTCGTTTATTGACAGTTCCATCATTTATCCAAATTCGATTTACAAATCTGTCCTTGTTATAAGAACCTATAAGGGCTTTGATTTCTTCACTATGTGTTTTCCCATAAAAACCATTCAATTCGCCACATCTTTTTTTACCTGCTTGTGACATTTTTAATCTAGTTCCTTGTGATATTATCTTACATTTATTACTTTCAGATATTTTACGTTTTATTTCATCAGAATGTCTGTAACCTTTTCTTGATGCAACTATTTTCTTGATTGTTTCCTCTGATACTTTTTGTCCTTTATGTGACTTGGATAATTTTATCTTTTGTTCTTCTGACATTTTATCATTACCATTTATTCGTCTAGTTTCCCAAGCTTTTGTATGAAGTTGAATTGATTGCTCTTTTGTTAAATTAGCAAAATATGAATTTTTAGATAATTTAGAAACACGCTCAATTCTATCCACATCAGATAATTTATAAAATGTATCTCCACCATCACCACCTTTTGATATATTATACATTGAAACATTAGATTTCATATAAAATTCAATCCAATACTTTTCACGAACATTCTGAATTTCTAAAGTTTCACAATCTTCAATTTTCTCCACTTTGAAACTATTAACACCATACTTTTCTAAAGCATTTCGCAGATATCTACCACTTCCAAAATAAGTATCAATAAATTTTCCTTTTTTCTTGCCGATATAGATTTTTCCATTGACAAGATTTGTTGTTTTGTATATATAACCATACATATCAAAATAACTCCTTTCTTTGTTATATGATTATATTATACATTAAATAACTTATTAGGTCAATACTTATGTAACATCATCAAATGTTTCTGGTCTGTATTTAATCGCCAGTGCTTGCATCTGAATCCCCTCCTTTACCAAATAACTCTACTTTAAGATTTGAATATGCTTCTGCAATCACTAATCCAGCATTAAGACCGACACGGAAATTGCCTGTTTCCAAAAAATGACTTGTCGCAATACTCGCAATCACATCAAGCTCTTTTAACACTGCTTTCTCAAACTCTTTCTCTGAAACATACTTTACACCATCAACATCTACCATTTTACTTGTCCTCCCTCATAGAATCTATTGTATTTTTTGCATCTTCCACTGTGTCCTCTGTCCAAGAAGTCCCATCCGGAGCTATCACTAATATATGCCCTCGGTCATGAACTATCCGGTAACCCTCATACATCATATCACTTCCTCCTAACATTTCCTCTTAAAAAGAATAGCCAAAATAACTAAAATCAATACTAAAACAATCGGAATCCATATAGGAGCTAAAATCCATCTCCAAGACCAATCAATTACTTCGGTTAATTTAAGAGTAATAAATACAACCGTTAACAGAACTATAAGTAACTCTAATGCTCCCATACCTCTGGAATTACGTTCCATTTTCTTCATCCAATGCCTCCTTCATCTTAATAAAAGTCTTCTCATCTATGACATAATAGCGCCTGCCATTATCTCCAAAATCAAAACATAAAGCATTATAACTTTTGTTCATGGCAAAGGCTTCCTCCCTATTTTTTTCCAGCCATTCCCGTTTCACACTAAAAGAAGCCTTTTCACTGGTAACTGTTTTGCATTCAATTAACCAGTCCTTCGTCGATACATCACCTTTATTAAACACAGTTGCGCCGCTGTTAGCGGTTTTTTTACCACTAACAGCCTTTGCCACTGCCTTTTCCTGTTTATTACTATAGAACCGTGTAGGCTTGTTCATATCAAACATCCTTCCAGGGAGTTATTTCACGCTGTGGCCTTTTCAGATGATTTTACAATATATCTAACCATATCATGCCTCCTTAATTACCATAAATCCATGCTTAAGCAAATACTTAAAATACTCATTGCCCTCTTCCTTGGTAGTGGAAGTAAATATATTTTTCCACACATCACAATTATCATCAATAACCTGCTTTGTTCCTGCTCCCTGCTCATATACATTCATGATAACTACTGGAGTGAAGTTTCCGTCCCTAAGCCTCCCAAAATATACATCAACCCGGTATTCTTTATCTTGCCAGCTCCACGACTTTTGCATCTTTGTAATCTCGTCCAACTGAACGTAACTCCAACCGATGTTTTTCTGTAATGCTATAACCTGTGACATAATATAATCCTCCTTGAGTTTTATGAGTTTTGTGTTTCTTCATAAACAGTATATAACACATTTAAGATTTTGTCAATACTCTATATAAGAAAAAATTGCAAGTTCTTGAAAAATAAAGAACTTGCAATCACTAATCATAATATACATTACTCAGTCTCTGAATCGTCCATAAGTAATGCCAATATCTGGGTCACATTACCGTCAACAAACTTCAACGAAACTTCGTTTCCATACTGTATATTCAAACCGTCTGCCGCATTTGCCTTAATCTGCTGAACAAGCATTTTAATATCAAGATCGCAGGTATAAGGCTTGAAATTCTTGCTTTCCAAATAAGGAATAAGCTCTACACCATTAGACTGCTTACTTGATACTTCAATGCCCTGATCTGTAAATGTAAGAGTTATGGCTCTGTTATCATATGTTCCTACAAACAGATTGATTCTGTCTAACAATGACAACAAATCATTTCGAGCTACCTTACAACTGCTTTCGAATTCCTCATTGAGCAAGGTGTTTATCTCGTTTATAGCAAAGTCCTCAATACCGTCCGCAATATGGGCATATACGATACAATCCTTGCTTATAAATTCAATGATATCACCTTTAACATAAGCGGAAATCTTTTCCTCTGTCATAACATCCAGCAATTCAACCGTTTCTGGGAATAACAGTATAGGATCATCAAACATTTTAACATTAAGACCGCATATCTTACTCTTGTCAGTAGTAACAACGGTATCACCCATATAATAACAAGTATAAACTGGCTCTTCCATTGTTACTGCCAATGCCGCCTTGTTTGTTGCAAGTATTGTCTTAATTGTTGAAAGATTGATATCAATCATTTCACCGTCAACAACTAATTCAGATGCCGGATCCGGATACTGTATAATATCACCATTCTCATCTAAAGGAAGTTCAATTTTATATGTTCCGTTACCTTTAACAACAAGAACCGATCCTTCCAAAGTAAGAGTAACATTCTCTGAGGTAGTCTTAGCAACAAGCTGTGAAAACTGTTCAACCCTTACCGTACAATAAAAGTCTTCACCTTCCACATTATCTCGCATAACATACAAGGTATTCGATGCGTCTGTTGTGATAAGCTTTAACTGCTTATTCTTAAGCTGAATAGCCATAAGGGAAGTAAGCGCAATGAGCTTATTCTGTCCAGCTCCTTTGATAGCTCTGCTAACCATTTCCTGCAGAACAACAGTTTTAATTGACAGTTTTGATTCTGTCTGTTTTTTTGTCTTAGCCATTTATTTTCCTCCTTAAAATTAAAATAATTTTCGCCTTTGAACCGTTTGTTTAGGCATTATTAGCCTATCCATGTCCGTATCTTTTACCTTTATCTGTTTAGGAGTAAATATATAGTCTGCTATCTTAAAATTACGATCTATTATATTTTTAAGATATAGCTCAATCTGCTGGACTGTATATACCCGGATCATTTTTCTGTTCTTAATGTCATTAACAGAAATAGGTATGGCATCCTTTTGTTCTGCCAATTTTAATTTCACTAATCTGTCCATCATGGACGATTCTTGTAATATAAACCAAGATTTATAATCTGGTGAATCTATCAGACTATTATCAAACCAATGTCCAATTCGAGTGCCTGGATGCCATTCTAAAACGGATTCTCCGGTCTTTTTCTTTGATTTCATATACAATTCTTGTTGAGCTGTATATTTATCAAATGTAGACTCAAACCAATTACCATATTCACGAATTGTCGTAAGAACTGGACTTATGATTTTATCATTATTTACCAACTGAAAAGTAGATAACATATCAGTCTCCTATAAGACTATAAAATTCCGCTCTTAAATCACTATTCGTACGGAATAATCCCATACAGCAAGCCGTCTTGGTCTTGCTTCCAACCTTCTTAACTCCGCGTGCCGTCATGCAGGAATGCGAACCTTCAATGACCACAATGATGTTATCTGTGTCAAGAACCTTTTTAAGAACATCATAAATGTCCGTTCCAATGCGTTCCTGAAGTTGTAACCGTTTAGCACACATATCTGCAATTCTGGCTACTTTTGAAAGACCTATAACTTTACCGTTCGGTATATATCCAACCGAAACATTCATGTCGTACATAAGCGCCATATGATGTTCACAGTAACTGAAAACAGGTATCTTTTCAATTACCACCAAATCGCCAGTCGTCGTATCTTCAAAACACTTATTGAACATATCAGCAATTTCATCATTACTATACTTCATACCCTCAAACACTTCCTGATACATTTTGGCAACTCTATGAGGAGTTTCCCTTAATCCTTCACGTGTAGGGTCATCACCCAGCGCTTCCAGTAACAAATTAACAGCATATTCAATTTTACCTGTATCAATTTCCTTCATCTTAAACTCCTCTCTGTGTGGGTTCCCATATGAATTTATGAAGCTGAAGCTGAACTTTACAGTCATACAACTGTTTTGACTGTAAATATTCCACAATTTCCCTCGGTTCAATTTTACCAAACACAGGACTGAAAAATACCTGTGGATGACTTTGCATTTCTTCCAGAACAGCCAAGGCTCCATCCATATCCTTTTGTGAACCAACTACAAATTTTAACACATCTTCCGGATGGAGTAAATCTACCCAGTCTAAATTCATTTGTTCTTCCATGCCGCTGGATTTACATTTCCAATCCATAGTATAAAAAAGCTTTCCTGTATATGGACAATTCATTCTTACATAATCATTTTCAAACCTTTTAATAGGCATTGTGCCGTTTGTTTCAACATTTACATCATATCCGGACATAAGCAGTGATTCAATCAATTTATCAATACCCGGATGAATCATAGGTTCTCCGCCTGTAATGGTAATACTGGGAACTTCCAAATCCGCTACACGCTTCATAATTTGCTGTATGCTCATTTCCATATACTCATCACCGTCGCAAGAATACCGTGTGTCACAATAACTGCAATGCAAATTGCATCCATAAAGTCGAATAAATGTGCAAGGAATACCAGCACGCTTTCCTTCACCTTCTATACTGGTGAATATTTCGTTAACCTTCATTCACAATCCTCCTTTTCATATATAGCAACATTGCCTTCGCTTTCCTGGACAGAAACCTTATAACAATCGCACAAATATGGTGAAGTTTCGTTTATCCTATCACAAATCCATTTCGCCATATTTTCTGCCGTAGGATTTAACCCGGACATAATACCGTTGATATGTTTATGGTCAAGTTTATCGTGTATTTCCCGCTTGATATGTGTGAAGTCCATAAGCATTCCATATTCGGTTAATTGTTTTCCTTTCAAATATACCGTAATAATCCAATTATGGCCATGCAGATTGCTACACTTAGATTCATAAGGTAAATCCAATTGATGTGAACCTGCTATTTCCATGCGTTTAGAAACATAGTACATAAGAATCCTCCTTTCTAAAATAATTTCTTTTTATTATCTTTTTTCTTAACTACAAACAATATCTCATCACTCACTTCCGGATACGGTATGCTTACAATAGAACTGAGCCAAGCACTTGGCATATAAGCCGCCATCTTATTATAAAAATCCTTCATTTCCTTAGAGACAGCATCACTTACAAAAAACTCCTTCATTTTTTTAACCTTCATAACAAGACCGACTTCGTTAATTATTTCAAAACCTAATTCAGTTAGTACATCCTTCAGTTCCTGATATCCCCATTCGTAAACGTGTGCTGCATACTGTGTTTCGTAGCCATTTCCTGGAGTATTCGGACAACTTAAAAACATCACAGAATTAGGATTCATAATAGTATAACACTCTTTCAACGACTGTGTTCCAACGTCCTTATGCATATGTTCAATAGCGGACGTATAAATAACAACATCAGCAAAGTTCTTTTCAATGTGCTTAGACATTTCTGCTACATTGGAAAGTATCCAGTTCACCTTAAACGGATAATAACTTTCCAGATCCTCTTCCTTCAGTTTCTCACTTGCTCCACGCTTAGCTTCACGAATATTTGCTTCACAAATGTCAACTCCTGTATAACTATTAATGTCCTTTGCATAGTACCGTAACAATGGAAGCATTAAAGAGCGTCCACAACATACATCAACAACATTCATTCCTTTCTTACATAACAAAGCAACTGAATGATGTTGGATATAATTCATAACATCCAACTGAGTAAAAAATCCATCACGGAATTGGGAATAGAAGTTCCTCATTTGGTATGTTGTGCAAAGCACATCCTGCGGATCCATTCCTTCCTCAATCTTGTGTACAATCTTCTTTTCTGTTTCCATAACATAAGTTCCTCCTTAGAATAATGAATTTTTATGTAGTTTAGATCCTTTATAAACATAATTATCGGACCAGTTTTTTAAATATTTTAAATTTGCTAACATACGTTCTTTATAATCCTTACATATAGCCTCAAAACTAATTTCCATACTATCCAGATACCTTTTAAATTCCTGTAATGTATCTGGAGTCATATGTAATACATGATCAGGAGAAGAAATATCCTTATTGCTAACATATATAACACCAAATGGACTCATAATAGCTCCATTAGCACCTGTCATAATCCATCCTGTAGAATCAGCACTTGTAAATGGAAATGTTTCCAACAGTCGTAATGATGTCATACCAAATGCATGTGTTTTTACATTTGGATTAGAACTCTTACGGATAACATTAAACACTTTATGAAACCACTCTTCCTTTTCAACAGTAGAAGAATCTGTAGTTGCCGCTATTCCGATATATGGAATATGTTTACCATCAAAAGTTGTTTCCAGCATCCTTTTTAAGTGTTCCCAACTTTCACGTCTATGAAAGATTGGAAGTAACTTATCTGGAGACACCATTTTATCACGCATATACAAATAATTTTCCCAACTTAATAATGGAGCTTCCGTAATTTCTTCTATAGTCTTTTCCTTTCCGTGCTGTCCAGGAATTTTATCTACCTGTGCAAATATAGTAAGGCCGGTATCAATACTATTTAAATAACTGATGTACTCATCCACATCTACTTCCTTTTGACGTGTATATGCTGTATAAGCTCCAGAATCAATAAACAACTTTCCATGATCATTTTCGTCTACCCATTTTCTAATAGTTCTGCGATCATTTAATTGAGACTGTAATCTACAACAGTGATTTTTAAGCATCCACTCTTCACACATATCATTTTGACTACCTGCAAAATATAAATCAAAACTCATATCTCTACCCTTTCTCCATACCACCGTCGTGTGATTTCTACATCACATGAAATTGGAACAGTTAATTTTGATTCCGCCGCTTTACTCATTAGCATAGCAAATCGTTCAGATGCCTCTTTTGCTGTATCTTCCGGACACTCTGCAATAAGTTCATCGTGTACAGGAATCAATAATCTGAATCCTAATTCTTTAAGTCGTTCATCATTACCTACACTTATCATAGCAAGTTTACTCATATCAGCGGCTGATCCTTGAATACGTGCATTAACAACTTGTCTATCTGCATCTGCTATCTTAGCACCGTTATCTAATATCTTAATTCCTTCTTTCACGGCTTCTTCAAATATTTCTCTTTTTTGACTTCCCCAAGCTTTATGAAGTTTTTTCAAATAATATCGTTTAACATCTTCAGGAACTTCACTTGTATTATATTCGGGTGAATTCATTGCATCACTAAAATCTAATAAATCATCATCCGGTGGAATTCCATCCTTCCAAGAAAATACAAATTCCTCTAATGCTAAATCTGGAAGTCTACGTTTCCTTCCCCATAACGTTGTGACATATCCTAATTCTAATGCCATACGTTTACTATCTTGTTCAAACTTAGGTATAGCAGGAAATCCTTTAAATATTTTATCCTGTATCTGCTGAGCTTTTTCTTTTGTAGTATGTAATTGCTCTGCTACAGAATTTATCCCGCGTCCATATAAAATACCTAATAATATTGATTTAGCACTCGAACGTCTTTCTTTTCCTTCTTTATTAGTAGTTCCATCAGGTCTAAATTCAAGACAATTTTCATAATCTGTATTAAATGCAATAGCTGCTATTTGTGCGTACAGATCATT